TTCCTTTTTTCCTACCGTTTTTCCTTGGCACATAAACTACCACTTCACGATTAGGATGATTGCTATTATTCTTTCTTCTTGTCATTTGTATTATTGAAATTATATTAATTCGATGCCGGCTGCAAATCGTATTATACAATAAGTGACAAATGATGGCCAAAACAACTGACCACCTTCCAATACCCATCAACAGTATATGGAGAAAGAAATTGATCGGGTTGCCAGTCAAAGCCCATTCCAGTATGCCTATAAATAGACACATTGGCGGGACTAAAAATTTAACCAACTCCTCGATAATAGGGGAAATAATAAAAGTGAGATGATCGAAAACGCTAGTAATTACTAAACCTTCATTGAATGCGGGGGCTGCCCAGTCCTTCTCAACCATAACACGAGCCGCGTGACAGTCAAGACTTACAGGAAATCCGCATTTTAATTGGCTTTCTAGTTCTTCTAAATCGCTAGGCAACAAACCATAACGTTCACACACAAACAACAAAGTCTCTTCTGATGGCGTAAATTTCTCATCAGAATACTCACCATATTCATCATGGTGGGCCAAAACCTTGTGCTTGCGAGCTAAATAGAGGGGATGTTTATACAAACCACAAACCCCAGGAACTATAGAAAGGGTATTTTCCATACCTTTAGCTATACTAACCATTTGATCAATCATTTCACTTTCGGAATAGTGCATATGTTTGCACCAAAATGTCTTCGCAATAATCTTACCAACTTTTGGAACCAATACAGAACCTTCAACAAACGGTAAAAAGAAAGATGAACAAAATTCAACGTCAAAAACACTGACAGTTGAAAATTTCACCAATAAACCATTCGCACGAAATTGTTCCTCGATCAAAGAAGGGACCGGTTTATTGGGCGTGAACACAACAGCGTCATCACCTTTCACCAACAAAGCGGTCATCGTTTCTGCGAAGATATGCAAATAAGAATTAATGCTAACAATAGTATTACCAATCAAAGTCGCTGACCTACCAGAACACCTCATCCCTTTAATAACAGCTTTCAATCCTTTCCGTGTACTAATTGAAATACTTTCTACATCTAACAATTCACGATCAATCACACGCTTAGGAATTCCAGCAAGCTGATAGAACTCGGCCAACATTCGCAAAACTTCAGAACGTTGTGAGGAATCAAATTGCGTGAAATCACCCATGGAAATAACTTCATGAGAATATTCATCAAAGAATTCACCTATCTTAATGGCATCACCATGAATAGGAAAGTGAACGTTAGGGGGGAGGTATTCAGCTAACAACTCGCCGAGTGGTATCAGCCATCTACCCATCTGAAAATTAAATTCAACTTCTGCAGCCACAATTGGCCTAGGATACTTAGGTTCAGGCATAGCCTCGAACTTGCAGAAGATCGAACTTTTATTCCAATCACGTGTAGATATGGCTTCAATTTCTCGACTGTCATATTCTGATCTTAACTTAGTTTGTTTAGCATTAGGGAATCTAGAGACCCATTCTTCCCAATCAAGGGGATGAAGATGGGTCTTAATTCTTATTGCAATATTGACTAAAATGTCATGTAGAGGAAGCTTGTATTTGCCAACATCACCAATGTTATGTATAAGTTTATTCCGTAAAGAAGAAACTTGGTTATGTGAGCAATTACGAGGGAAAAAGGGGACAGTGTCCTCAAGATAGATGAGCGGCCTTGCAGCGGGACGAGGCTCACACTCTTCACCAAGATCAGCCGGAAGGCGCCATTTGATGAATTTAGAAGGGTCAATTTCTTTGTCAGGCATTTCGCAACAATAATCATATACTTGGACTTTCTTCTTCAAGTAATACCATAAATTAAGCGGTATAAAATGTTTAGTTTCTCGACAGACACTAAACTTATCAACGCACGCAATTGCAAATAATGTAAACAAAGCTGCTGAAGGAATAGTAACAAAAAGTAAACTCCAGCGGACACCAAAATGCCATAAATTAACCAAGAAGAAAAGAACAGCAAAAGTGAATATCAAGGACCATCGCGGTGCAACATAATCAAACCTTAACCTAGACAATTTTTCCTGACATTTCTGAATAAAACCAATATCAAACTCAGGAATTACAATAGGTTGTTCCTTGTATCTGTTGGCAGCATAAGTAACCAACTTCTCACAATTTAAACCTTTCTCATTACCTTTGCGATTAACTTTACCCAAAAACACAGTAAGATTCTTAGGGTTGATTGCCGATCCATAACTCAAGCATGACTTAGTGACTGCTTCAAAAGCTGCCAATTCGTCAAAAACAACTACAGGCTCATCAGGAGGGGTCCTTAACGGTCGTCTGAGGGG